CCCCCGCCATATCGGTTCACTTCGTTATTCGTTGTCTTCGTCTTCTTTGAAACGCTGCATCATGGTGTCTATCTCTCCTTTGCAAAGGGACAAGCCCTTGAAAACACCACACATTTCAGAATACTCTGCATAGTCCCTGGCACTTTTGCCAGACAATGCAACTGCATATTGGTCTTCAATCTGTTTGATCTTTACCAATAGATATTCAAGTATTTTTGCTTCCATCATTTATCCTTCTTTGGTTCAGGCTTCTTAACTTGTTTAGCCTGTTGCTCTGCTTGACGTTTACGAATCTCATCCATCTGCTTGGCTGAATCTGCCGCGATCTGCATACGTTGCATTTCTTGAGATGCTCTCATGCGAGCCATCTGTTGTTGCTCCGCTAAACTTTGCTCATGCTTTTGTTGGAGCATCCTTAAGTTAAGTTGATGTTGTTGCTCTTGCTGGGTCAAGCTTTGTTCATGTTGTTGCGCCGCAGTCTGAAGATTTTGTTGTGTCTCAGCAATCTTTGCGTGCTCTTCAATTTGTGGATTAGGCCCAGCTTTCTGTTGAGCTTGTTGAGCTTTGATCTGCAACTCAGCTTGTTTGATTTGTAAATCACCCTGTACTTTTTGCGCTCTGGTCTGTGCATCCATCTGTGCAATCTGCAACTCTTGTTGTTGCATTTGAATAACAGGATCTTGCTGTTGCTGTTGGGCTTGCTGTTGAGCAGCTTGTCCTTTGCTTTGTTGCAGAACTTGTTGCGCCGCTTGTGCTGTGAGTTGAGATATCTGTACTTCCAACTCTTTAGGCATATCAACATCTGGATCAGGTAACGTAGCACCAAGTTGTTGTTGGATCTTATTCCTATATTGGAAAGCCAAGTGTTCAGATATATGCGCCATGATTGCGGACTGCATCTGTTGTCCCATAGGGCTTTGACCAACCTGCGCCTGAAGCAAAGGATCTTGCATCATTGCTTGGTGGACTGAAATATGCGCATCGTGATCTTGATACATGAACGCTTTGGTAGGCTTTCCTTTTAAGAAAGCCATGTTCTCTGAGATTGGATCTCTTGGTTTTTGATCGTCTTCAGTTGGAACAATGTCCTCGGCGTTAGGTATTCCAATTACATCTAACATCTGTCTATGTAACTTGGGAAGATTATAAATTTGGGGCGCTTGTTGTGCCATCTGCATTGCAGCTTGGTACTGCATAAGCCTTTGCGCCATCGTAGAACTGTTAGGATCGCTGACGGGTATGACTTCAACCAAATCATAATCACTTTGCTTTGCGCTTTTATCCGCCTTCTCTGGATCGTACTCATAATCCTGTGGAGCAAAGTCACGGATCATTGGCTTGAGTAATTTAAACTCCTGCTTCATGGAGTAATGAACCCTAGCCTGTACCGCACTCATGGTTTTAAGCTGTCTTTCCAATAGAGCAAGCGTAGTTCCTACTGGAGCATTGGCCGACATATCGCTGATATTCATGTCGGCAATTGATCCAAGCTTCCTTGCCTCGTCAGTAATCGTAGCAAGTAGCGTAGCCAACACTTGACTTGGCTCTTTATAAGGCAAAGTCATAATGTTGTCTTTGATTGACCCACCAGGAACGTCTACATCCCTGAATTCCCCTGGAGCAATCGGTGTATCGTCCCCTTTTACACGCAAACCCCTAGCTTTTAGACCGCCAGGTAGGTTAGCAAGTGATCCTGCGTCCACCAATTGGCGAATAATCATCGTTCCAGCCCTGGCATAACCACCAATCAGGTGAATTAAACCAAATCCGTACGCTCCAAACCCAGGAATATAGGTGTATTGGATGAAATGCTGACGCTTAAGGAACTTTTTATCGCCCTTTTCCCAATTTCTACGGATAGAAAGTACCTTTCTTGACCCTCTTTCTATCGTAATCACATAAGGTTTTGGTATTTCATCCTCATCCTCGTCCCCTGGCATGACACAATCCACATGAATTTCAGCCAAGTGGTATCTATCGTCATCCGTTATAGAGTATCCAGACTCATCCGCCTTCTTCTTTTCGATATCCGTGGGTATATGCATGGGTTCACCCAACTCTATATCCCTGTAAAACCCAGCAACTTGTAGTTTATGAATTTCGTTTTTGGTCTTTCTCATCATGTGAGTGACCCGCTCGCAGTGCATCACCCCGCTTGACCCATACGGCATGATCAAATCTTCTGCGCCTACATACATAGATACAGGTCTACCCAAATTTAAATCTGGATAAACTTTTTTAAACGCAGATCCAATCAATCCTAGATTAAGCAAAAGCCTTTCATGCTCTGGTCGATACTCTGGCATCTTCTCCACCAGGTAATAGTTCATGTGGTTTTGAACCCTCATGGACGCTTCCATCTTGAGGCGATCTATCGCCCCCATAATTTCCGTCTTTACTGGGCCAGCCGCAGGAAAAGTTTCAGTAATCGTTTCTGCTTGAAAGCGAATGGCAGCTTCTGTGAGCACCGTGCTAAATACACCACAAGCACCGTTCCAAGGTTCCGTTCTTTCTTCATATTTCATCCCCAATACTTCAAGACCTTTGACATATGTTTCAGCCCAGTCCTTGCGGGAATGGACATCCTCATCCACTTCTTCAATTAACTTGCCCGCCAAAGATTGGAGTTCACCTTCATCCATCTCCTCGGCTAAGTTCGCATCAAAGTCATCCGATAGAACAGTTTCTTTTTCTAATTCCACGGCTATTCCGTCTAACCCAGACAGTTCTTCTGGATCTTCAATTTCAATTTCTATATCAGGCTCAACCGTATTGAGTTGAGGTACATTGGAATACAGTGCTTTATCTAACATATTAAATCCTTGTAGGCTGCTCGCCCTCTAATTTATAAGCGCTTATTTTTTCAAAATTTACTTCTGGCATAGCCAATCTCATTCTCATCTTGTGAAGATAATAAGATTTTTTTACATACTTATAACTGTTAGTGTTGAAATCATATTGAACACCTTCTGGTATTTCTAAATTATCTGTTTTTATGTCGCTATAAGATCTATCTTCCAATTGCTCAGAAGTCAAATATGTATCTCCCCATTCACGAACGTAGTCGGATGCAAATTGAGGTTTAACTCTCCATACGATTTGTTTTCTATCGTTTTCATCCAGCTCTTTAAAACCTTCATAGAAATTTTTTGCCAACATTGCTTCGGCTTCTTTGGCTGTATATCCTTCTACCGCATAAGCCAAAGTGTCGTATGAAATTCTAATTACCTGCGCATCTCCAGCAGAATCTAAAGCCTTCAATGAAGCATCTGTAAAAAACTTATTTGCATCATGCCTTGGCAAGTCCATAAATGCCGTGGGTTCACCCATGACACAATAAAATTTTGACTCCATCCATTCGGTCAAACTTTTTGCGCAAGTAGGGCCACTCCATTCAGAATAAACAACTGGCGCAGCCAGTGTGATTGCGCCCGCACCAATTGCCTGTAAAAAACTTCTACGTTTCATATTCACTCCTAGTAATATGCTCTCTTACGTCTCCAGTATTGAGGTTCATCTTCCTCATCACTGGGCAATCTTAAAAATCCACCCTGCCTAAAACGAATCAAAGCCTGACTTGAACTATCCACAAAGTCATCATGTTCCGCATTAGGAAACCGTGCCATCTCCTCAATCACTTCGTCCGCCCATCTGGTATCTGGACACCAGACTTTCCCAGAATTAAACAAATCAGCGACCGAGTTAAGTCTGACAAATTTATCATTTCCCCGACTAGGAGTGTACTCCGATACGGGTATTCCCATAGACCTTAATTCAAACACCAGTGGTGCTCCAGCCGCTTTAGCCTCAACAATAAAAGCATCAGGTTGCCATTCTTTATATCCCTCAAGCGCAGCCTTCTTTAGTTCTGGGAACTCCAACTTATCCCTGTACGCATCAAGTAACATGATGTGCTTATCGGTTGGGTCTTCGTTCAAACTAAACACACCCCAAGTCGTACACGCAGAATAGTCCGCCCGCTCACTCTTTGTAAACGCCGTATCCCAACTTTGAATAATAAAATCACATGGAGGAGGTCTATCCGCTTTCCATCTCTTCCACGCATCTCTTTTTATAATTGCGCCTTCTTCGCCAGTCGGAGTCTGCTGATACTGGGCGTTCCATTTATAAACACCAATCTCTTCCTTGACCGACATCAACTCTTTTAGCGGCCAAAACTCCGGCCATAATGGATTTCCACTCGGTAAAATTGCAGGTAATTCAATGACTTCCCAGTCTTCCCCAGCGTGATTTCTTAATATCTTTCCCGTCAAATCTTTATCTGACCAACGGGTCATCACGATCACTATCCTTCCTCCAGGTTGCAAACGTTGCCTTGGCCCAGACGTATACCATTCAAACACGCCGTCATAAATAGTCGGATCACCTTGGGCAAGCCTCGCCTCCTGTTCTGAATGTGGGTCATCGATAATCATAAGATCCGCACCCTTACCCGTCATCGTACCGCCCACACCCATAGCGATGTATTCTCCACCTTTGTTGGTGTTCCATCTTCCAGCGGCTTTACTATCGGCCGCGAGTCCAACCCCAGGAAAGACTTTTTGGTAAACCTCACTATCGACCAAGTTCCTGACCTTTCGTCCAAAACCCACCGCAAGATCGGCTGTGTTCGAACTCTGAATAACTTTCTTATCAGGATGTTTACCCAAAAACCAAGACGGCAAAAGATAGCTTGCAAACTCAGACTTAGTATGCCGAGGAGCCATATTGATAATAAGACGTTTAAGATCCCCATTGATAACCTCCTCAAACTTCTTCGCCATAACAGCGTGGTGTCTCCCATGTATAAAGGTCGGCCACATCACTTTCACATAATCCAAAAAACTAATCTGGCTCTTCTCCCTCACCAACGCATCTTTATACTGGGTAAACTTATCCCTCAACTCCTTCTGCTCATCAGGATTTAACTTCTCAAATAACTCTTCTATCCTACTCATTTAATATTCCTGAAGTTAATATACACAGGTCTCACAGTCCGACTCATCCCGTCAACCTTCTTTAAAACCCCAATCTTTACCAACCGATCTATGATCTTCATCGTATTTCCCAACCCAGGCTTCTCCCTGATCTCAGCTATCTCCCTGTAAGTCGGCGAGCATCCATGCATCTTCCAATACTCGTCCACTATCAAAAATACTTCCTTCTGCGTAGGCGTCATACCCCTCCCCATACACCATTCATAACTTTTTTTCACATTATGAAAAGTGGATGAAACTCCACTTTTTACATTATGAAATGTCGTGTAATGATTTAGTTCTCCGTTCATAATTTTTTTGTAGAAATTTTTTTTACTTTTTGAGTGATCGTTTGTCTGGAATAGTATGTTGACAGAAATGTCCAACCATTTTTGGATTAGTTGCCCCCCTCCTCGGGTGGGGTATCGCTAGGGCTAGAATTAATTTCTTCCAGTAGATCTATAACATCACTATCGGATTTAGTAGTTGTATCGTTATTAATTAAAGATCTAATCTCATTCATTAACTCATCTTTAATATCGTTAGAGTTAATTATTGTTAAGGGTTTATTAGTCTCTTTGAATAGATCTATACCAACTACTGATCCTAAAACTTTACTGGCATTGATAATCTGATTGGGGTTTGAGTTGTCCTTATCTTCAATAATATCTATGAGTGAATCAACAATGAGAGCCTTGATTTGCTCTGAAGATCTATATTTTTTTATCTCATTCATGCGCTCTAACCTCTTGATCTCATTGGTTACCTTTGGGTTCTTTTTTACTTTGTGTGCCTCATTGGCTTGATACTGTTTATTTGTATTTGTTTTATAGGCTAATCGGTAAGCTTGAGCACTAGGCAAACCACTAGCGATCAACCTACTAAATTCTTTTTGCTTATGGGTTAGCTCTCTTGAGCTATTGGCAAATACGGGTAAAACATCTACTGAACTAATTTCTTTAGTTCTTTTTAATCTCTCTCTTACCTGATCTCTATTAATAGTGCTCATAGGTTTAAATGATAGGGGAACAAATAGATAAGAGCTACACGCTTACGCTTATTGGTTCGACCAGGTGCAGCGGTAATACTTTTATATCCAATTCATTCACCCAGCGCAAACGTTTAGTATTACATAAAATTTATTTTAAAGTGGACGAAAATCCACTTAATGTATGTGGTACATTACTACTCAATGCATTATGTTATGCATTAATCAATCAACTAAAAAGGGTTAAACATGATATTAAAAGCAAAATTTAAATTGGATATTCTTACCATGAGTAATGAATTAGATAACTATAAAAGAGATATAAATTCCAATGCTCAATTTATTTTGACTAGGTCTATATTAGAAAAAAATTGCATTGTTTTAGGTGCTCAAGTGG